CGGCTATTGCCGCCCAACTCAAAGATGGGTCTTTTTTCAGTTGATCCAACACCGCGAGGTCGAACGCCTCCGACCCGAAGCCGAAACGCTTTAGTGTGTCCTCGCTGTGGTCGGCATCCTGTTGTGTCTCGAATCTGACGGGTCGGGTGAAAATAATGCTGGAACTATTTACATTCTCACCACAGGATGCGAACGCTTCACAAATAGAGAACATATCACCTTCAGCTTCTATCGTGTCCCGCATTTCCTGAGCTACGTTCTCAGGTATTACTTCACCCGTTACTGTTGCCCGTGCAACATCAGGGCTGAATCCGTACAACTCAACAAGAACCGCTATCGCGCTTTCAATATTAACTACTCCCGTGGAAACATTCTGTAATAAAGTGATTATTCCACTAACACCACCTACTGAGCCTTTTAATGCTGCTTGTGCGTCCTTCGTTTTGCTGTCTTCTCCTACGTCTTCTTTTTCCTCTACGCTTAAACCTATTTCCTCCCTTATCTCCTCTGTGGTCATTACCGATACCTTCGTCTGCTCGGAGAACTCCACGCCCAAAGGTTCTACATCGCGTATCTCCAAACGCTCTACGAACCCCTGAACCTCCATCAGTCCGTTGAACACCCGCTCAACCAACATCTGGCGGTTATTTACATACGTGTTCTTGAATAGTTCGTAGCTGTCACGGAGTTGTTGCCGCGTGTTGAAGATTCCCTCTTCCTTGACCCCGAAAAGCGCACCATCCGTAATACGATGCCCTGTGAAAATGTTCTGTTGCGTGGTCTTTTCCAATATCTGATAGCGGTCTGCAAAATCGTTACCATCAAGATTGATGACCTCCGCGCCCTGCTCTTTTGAATCGTTGAAATTCAGAATGAAGCTGTTCGCGTTATCCGTACCCGTGAACTTCTTATTCAGTTTCCCTTCAATGCTTTCCTGTTCCTCCTCTGGCGGCTGACCATTGAAGAAATTGATCATCTTGCCTGCCTGAAAATTGTTCTTTATCGCATTGAGTTGGTAGTTGGCGATCTCCTTATCCACCTCAATGTACGGTATGCAGCCCAAATAATTAGGCAATGGATATGCCTGTGACTGTGGATGATAGCCCCTGACGTACAATAGCTGTTTTCCGCCTGGATTATTGTGATCGAAGGCGTGTATCAACTCGGTTTCCGGGCTGTGCTTCTTCCAATCCTCCGAAAAGAAATAGGCATCTGCGTCCTTCGCTTTTCGATACTGCTTGAACTCGGCATGGTGGATGGCTGCGATCTTCCTGTTCGTCTGATTGTAGATGATCTCCAACGCGAAGCCGTTGTATATCTCAAGGTCTGCAATACACTTGGCTGCGATGTCGTTGAGGCTTTCCTCAGAATTAGGATGTCTCAGAAAGTCGTTGGCCTTTGCAATGCCCTCGGTGTCCAGGCCGCCCTCATTCAGCATGAACCCGTTGCCGAAGATGTAGTCCACCTTTCCATTGACTATTGCGTGGTGCTTTGCAGACGAGTTGTAGAGGTCAAGGAGGTAGTCGGGATAGCGGTTCTTCCATTCTCCACTTGATCCGTAGAGTATCCACTCCTTGCTCCGAACCTCCTTAAATTCAGGTGGCTTGTGGGTATTCAATTTTATGACGAACAGATTATCCTTCATAGACTGAATATTCAGGGTTATTACTGTACTCGGTCGGGCTGGTTGTCGTTCCCGTTACGATGCACATTCCTGTTTCAAGCACCGTCAATCCGGTAGGGTCGATATTCGTGCTGCTCGAATTGGCGTAGATCCAGTATTTCAATTCACCCTCTTTCAATTCAACCTCACCGTCTGCGGCTGTGGGCGAAGCCTGTTCGGTTATCTCGAATTGATTGTATCGGTTCTGAAAAGATGATGTGTCCTGTTGCACGCAATAGTCCTTTTCCATCGTTGTAAGATGCTGAAACTCGAACAGATAATCGGCTGCCGTTCCCTTCTCTGTCGTGGTTACGGTAACGCTATTTGCCGTTGCTTTCGTTATCCGTATCAAACCAACGCAACGAATATCTCAAGGTCACAGGCTGCGGTGTCCGCCTTTGCCGATATGCTGTCGATCTCAACGAACGCGCTCGAAGCACTGCCAGTAGCGTCAACCTCCAACTCATCATTTGACATCATAAAGGTCTGCCCTGCTCCGAGCTTGAAGAATGCCGTATCTGCTCCCGTCTTACTGACGCCCAACGTTACAAAATTCGTGTCGTCCTTGTTGGTTACCCGTAAATAACGGAGGTCTGTTCTGACGTATTGCCCCTGTCCCGTTGCTGAACCGAAGCCGAGAATGTCAACTTCGGCAGTTCCAACATTCATTATCCGTGGGTCAACGGTCGCCACACTTGCAACGGTGCGCGTATGGGTTGAGCCTCTGTCTGATCCTCCGAGGGTTATCGCCTCTGTGATGGTTACCGTAAGCGTTGCTGGTGTTATTGTGGATGCCATATCAAGTGTCTTTATTATAAGATACCCGAAAAGCTCTTTTGTTTCACAAAAAGATGCCCCACCCGATAGGATGAGGCATCAGATGGATGAAGATGGACGAGAAATCAGTTTGTAATGCCCGCCAATGCTGCGGATGCTATGAAGAATCCGGGGTCGGCCTCCATTCCTGTGAAGGTCATGGTATAACCGTTGAGGTCTGCCGCTGCCGTGCCTGAACCGACAACCCCTGCCGTGAGGTCGAGGCCGCTGGTAACGCCTATTGCCCAATATACGGGCGTTGCTTCGCGTGTCTCAACGATGGCAACGACCCTGTTCTTTGCAAGTAGCTGTATCTCCCTACGCTTGGTGACGTCCATCTTTGAAAGGATGAAGGTTATCGCAGGGACATAGTAGAGCGTGCCTTTATTGCTGCCCGGTGTCGGGTCATCATTGAAGGAGCTTTCCTCCTTGTCGAGTTCGTATTTGTAGAACACGGTCGCTGGCGTTCCTATTGTGACGCCTCCTGTGGCGTATGCGGGGACGAGGCTTTCCCAATCCGCAAGGCTTGCAAACCTTACGGATTTGATTCCGCCTATCGCGTCCTTACAATCGAGTGTGAACCCTGTCGTTAATGCACAAGCCATGTTGCTATCAGATTATGATTGAAACCACTTCTCCGGGGAATGCCACCTGACATCCTAACTTGAACTCAACCGCGAGTTTCACCTTGCGGTCGTCCTGCGAATACCACGTCTCAAAGTTCTCGAAGTCGCCCTCGGCATCCACTCCTATGAACATATTGCTCTTTCTTGCGAAATAGGTCTTCTCCTGACCTGTCAGTCCGTTGACGGGAACAATTCTCATATTCATTCCTGGATAGATCAGCCCTGCGCCTGAATCGTCAGGATCAGCGTTACCGCTCGGTGCTTGGTTGAGTGCCATTCCGTTGGTGCTGCCACCATTGATCATTGCCGAATACAGTAGGGCATAGAGATCGTAACCCACGTATGCGATGCCGTCTGCAAAGTCTGCAAGTCCATTCGTGGCCGCAGAGAGGTAAAGACGCTCTATCGCCTCCCGCGCTGCCGCTTCGGTGTATAGCGTGCTCAATGGTGTGCCGCCCGTGTTGGCGTCAATAGTGCCTGATGCGAGTAGTTTGATGTAGCCATCCCAGAATTGGTTGTTAGATGGTCCGCCTGCCGTATCACCGCGCCAAATAGCAACGTCAATATCGCGGGCGATCTTGGATGTGTACTCATCGAGTATCATTCTCCATACCTCATCAGGTTCGACCTTGTCCTTCATCGCACCTGGCGTCAGTTGTGTCGCCAGATACTTCGGCTCAAGGTCCTTATCGCACCACTCGGAATTGACCCTCACCTTGCCCGGTGTAAGTGTCCGCTGCGTGAACGTGGTGTCACCCGAAGCGTTAAAACTGCACCCGTCCGTCTGAAAGAAGACGGATGATGAAATCTGTGGCAACTTCGATGGACCTTTGATGTTCGGAACGACCGTTGTCAGGTCCATCATTTTCGCCCCTAATACGGTCGCCCGCATGAGGTCGAACTGATTCTCGTTCGTGAAATCTACCAACCCTGTTACGTCAAATGCCATGATATTAGTTTTTTAATTTGTTCAATTTCGTGAAGTCGAAGTCCGTGTTCTTCTTGAATGGGTTTCTACCTTTGTTCTTCGGTTTTTCTTTCGGTGTGTCTGCAAACTCCTCAAAGAGTTCTATCAGCCCCGAAAGCGTGTCCTTCAGTTTCTTGTTCTCGTCCTTCAGTTCGATTATCTGCTCCTTCTTTGCGAACTTCAGTCTGTCGATCTTCTCGGTGATCGCTACGTTCAGCTTGTTGATGATCTGCTCCTGTAACTTTTCAAGGTCGAAGGCCGGGGCTTGCTCAGGCGTTGCTCCTTCAGTATCAACCTCCTCGTTCATTTCTTCGGGCGCGGCTTCTTCACCTTCGCCCTCAACACCTACCACTTCAACAATTATTCCGCCCTCAACAGTAATGACCGTCCCATCCTCAAGTTCAACCTGACCGTCTGCAACCGCTGTCAATTCGCCATCTTCTGAAACGACCTCTGCGGTTGCACCCACCTCCAAAGCCGGCTCAATGCGTAGTATCGTACCGTCAACCATCTTGACATCAGCGGCCTTTACCTCCTCCTGACCATCATCGAAGACAATCTTCTTGATCTCGGAGAGTTTAGCTATTACCCGTTCGCGTGTGGTCTTTTCCTTTGCCATGACAATAGGTGTCTTTGGTAATAAAATACGCTGCTATCTAAAGTGTTTCAAAAGTTATTGCAGTTGCCCGGATATATGTTCGGAATCACAGCATTCGGGATGCTCTTTTTCTGAGCATCCAAAAAGAAGCAATGACGAACAGAGTGACCATTTCATGTCTCTGAGAGTACCCGTATGACCTCGTTAATCAGATCCTGCTCAAGCTCCGCTGTCGCCTTGTCAACGAACACTCCCTCAATCGAGAACCCTTTGAATGTACCGTCCTTGACCTTCTCCCACACCTCATCGTTATCAACTTTGAACGACCCGAACCATGATCCATCAGGTAGCTTATTGAATCCTTCAGGCGTTCGCTTGTTCGCGTCTATTATGAAACTTTCAAACATATACACCCCGTCCACTTTCGTCTCATGCATCAGATTCACCGCATCGCTCGGCTGTGTCCTAAAGAACTTATGTACTATCTTCTCAATAGTATCGGAATCGAACTTCACATAGAATGCAGCACCGTTCTCGTCCTCCCTGTAAATGGGCAGGTTGGCGACCATCAACGCACCTGATACAACGCGCTTTTCCCTGTCGTGAATTTTGAACCGTTGCTCCTGTTTGGAGAACGCCATCCATTGACGCTCTATTGCAGGCGAATCTACAAGGGCGATAAATTCGACCCCTGTTTCTTCGTGATCATCTATTGTCAGGTTGATAAGCGGTATTTTCTCCATATCATTAAAATACGTCCGTGGCCGTTTCGTTTCATCCGAAGGTCGCCTGACCTTCGATCTGCGTGATGTTCTGTTGGCTGCCTGTTATGCCCGTCTCGACTACGAATGCCTGAATGGGAGCGAGTTCTGCCTGTTCGGTGTTTCCGAGTTCCGTGGTGTTGGTGGTCACTCCTGGAATATTGGGAGAAGGTGTAGCTGTCTGAGGTATATTGACACTTGGGATACTGGCAGACCCGCCTCCTGGAGCTGAGTTGAGAATAGCTGTCGCTTGAGCTACTGCTGCCAATACTGTCGCTATCTGTGTGGCTATAAACATAGGTGTTGTTGCTACTGCTGCCACTCCTGTTCCTGCTGCTGATTGTGTTGCGCCCGCTATCGCTGCTGAAATACTCTTTGCCGTGTCTATTGCTATTTGTGCTATCGCTAAAGTTTTCTGAATTGCTACACTTGCTTTTGATTGGTTACCTAAAGACTGAACAATGGAGCTTAACGAACCCGCAACACTTGATGCCAATGTTAGTTTTGCATCTGCCTCAGCTTGAGCCGCCTCAATCTTTTCTTTGGATGCTTTCTTTTCCGCTGCTAAATCTTCTTTTCTATGCTTCTCGTTTAATTCATCTATCGCGTCATTTCGAGCTTTTACTAAATCAACACTTGTATCACTTGCGAGCCTTGCAATTTCATCTAACCTATCGTAATAGATTTTAAGTTCTTCGAGTTCCTTTTCCCGTTCCTCTAAAGTGGCTACTCTTAGTTCCTGTTGATAATCGAATAGTTCTTTTTCAAGTGCCGCCTCGTTTACTAATTGCTCAGAGCGTTGCCCTGCTATCCTTTCTTGAAGGTCTGCTAATTCACCTTCTGCTCTGAGGACTGCGGCTTTAAGTTCTACTTTGTCCTTATTAAGTGCAAGTTCTGCTTTTGCTAACTCTACACGTTTATCTGCTAAGTTTTCTTCAACTTGTATTTGTTGGTCTAAGATTGTTCCTAACTTATCGTTTGCTGCTATTCGTTCTGCAATTGTCTTTCTTATGTCGTCACGGGTCTGGCGTTGTAGTTCCGCCTCCCGTTGGTAAACCATTTGAATTTTCTTCTGACCCGCTT